ATTGGCAAGTCAAATGCTTTGAGATACCATCAGTACAAATTAATACTTTAGATGAGTATTTAAGATTTGTAAATGCTGTTAATCCAAGAATGTATTAATTATGTTTACTAGTAAATTTATAAAGAAGAATGGTAAACTAGTATTTAATAGTCAACAAGATAAATTATCATATGAGATATTTGTTGACAAAATTAAAGAGGGTCAGGTTGTAGAAATGTATATAGATCTTGCTAATGTAGATCATAGTAAAGCGCAACTTGCAAAAGTGCATGCTTGCATTAGAGAACTTGCTAAAGAATCGGGATATACATTTGAAGAAATGAAATTATTAATTAAAAAATCAGCAGGTCTTTGTTTAGAGGCAGAAGGACTTTTAGAATGTAAATCCTTTGCTGATTGTAGTAAGGATGAACTTGCTTTAGCTATTGAAGCTTGTATAGAAATAGGAAGAGTTAATTTTAATATTAATCTTCAGTAGGAGCTACATAACCAGGATCTCCTGGTTCTAATACTTCCTTTTCATTATATAAATTAGCTTCTGTAGCTTGTTTTTCAATTTCAGCTAAAAGCAAAATGATGGTGTAAAAAGTTCTTTCTACAGGTTCTAATTCTTCATATGTAGAATTCATTAACTTTTTTAAATATTCTTCATTTTTTTCTTGAATATTCATTGTGTTTAAAATTGTAAAAGATGCAGCTTTTGCCATTAAATAAAAGCTTTTGTTTACTTTAATTTCAACAATTGCATCATCTTTCATTTCTTTTACCTTGATTGCCATGTATATAATTTTAACAAATATAATAAAAAATGAAAATAGAATTAGAAATAGACAGCATTAAACAAAAATTGTTTGAAAAACTTGAATTAAGTGGATGGGGTAAAGTTTTTAAATCTTTTATATTTAGTTCTGAGTTTAGTGACATTTTAAGTAAACTTTATATGTTAAGTGTAAGTGATAAAAGATTTACACCACCATTAAAGCAAGTATTTAGAGCATTTGAAGAATGTCCGTATGATAAATTAAAAGTAGTAATAATTGGCCAAGATCCTTATCCTACACTAGGGGTAGCAGATGGTATATCATTTAGTTGTAGTAATACAAACAAATTACAACCAAGTTTAAAATTTATTTTGCAAGAAGTAGATAGAACTGTATATGGTAATCATGTAATAAGTGAGGATTTGGATCTTAAAAGATGGGCAAATCAGGGTATATTAATGCTTAATACAGCCCTTACAGTAGAAGTTGGTAAAATTGGTAGTCATTATGATATTTGGAAACCATTTACTGCTTATTTATTAGATTTGTTAAACACTTACAATCCAGGATTGGTATATGTTTACATGGGTAAAAAAGCTGAAGAATGGTCTGTCCTTACTAGCGATAATAATCATAAGTTTACTGTTAAACATCCTGCCTCTGCCGTTTATAATGGTTCTAAATGGGATAGCAATGATATTTTTAATAAAATATCTGCCATAATTAAAAATGAAAATAACTATGAAATAACTTGGTAATATGGAAGATATATTTATTAAACTTATCAGAGAGGGAATAACTCCTAATAGCTATTATGTATTACACTGTGTAAAAAATAGTATAATTCCATGTTCTTATGTAAACAAAGAATTAGAAGTTAAAAAATTAATTTCTGATGGATGGCTGAATGAAGACTTGACATTAACAGATAAAAGTATTATCTTTACTACTGAGATTGACGGATATTTTAAGAAGTCAAAGAAGAAAACATCTAAAACTTTATTGGGAGATAACTTTGAGGATAATGTGAAGAAATATTCAGAAACATTTCCAAGTATAAAGCTTGCCAGTGGCAAGTATGCAAGATCTAATCCAAAAAATTTAGAAAATGCATTTAGATGGTTTTTTGAAACTTATGATTACAGTTGGGATACAGTTTTGTTAGCAGTAAAAAAATATGTTTTAGAATACAAAGAGACTAACTATCAATACATGAGAACATCTCAATATTTTATTAGAAAACAAAGCAGTGACAAAACTTGGGATTCAGATTTAGCTGATTATTGTGAGATGATTTTAAATAAACCAGATGATGAGATAATATTTATAAAAGAGAGATTATTTTGATTATAATAAACTTACATAAACTTTTTATTGGTCTTTTAGGTAGTGTTTTTTTATACCTTATTTTTAACCAATTTATAGTAGATTTAAGTGTTCAACAATATATAGTTATTGAAGCACTTATCACAATTGCCCACTGGATATATGAACAAATACAATTGTATATAGATGGTGGAGACAATGAGTTTACAGCTTAATTCATAAATATATGTATAATAATGCAAGGCCTTTAAAGCCTGTAAGTGAAAGAGATGCTCTTAAAAAGGCTCTCTATAAAATAAAAGCTAGATATAATGGTGAACTAAAATCATTAAAAACAGCTTGGGTAAATTTTAATAATGCTTTTTGTGATGGTTTAGAATGGAGAACTATTACAGTTGTTGGTGCAAGACCAGGAACCGGTAAGACTTTATTTATGGAGCAATTGGTTAATGATGTCATAAAAATGAATCCTGACCAAAAGTTTAGAATATTAAAGTTTCAGTTTGAAATGCTAGATGAGACAAATGGTATTAGAAAATTGTCTATGAATGTAGGTTCTGATTATAATAGTCTGATGAGTAAAGATAAACCTATTGACAAAGGTGTTTTTCAAAAGTGTGTTCAGTTTTATGAAGATACTGCAAGTTATGATATAGTAGATGTAGTATATGATCCATGTGCAGTGGATGAAATGTGTGCTACTATTCATGCTTATATGAGTGAATATAAATCAGAAAATGGTTTTGTAAATACCCTTGTTACCATAGATCACTCAGCTTTATTTAAACTTGGTGGAAAGTATAAAGATAAGTTTGAGATGTTAAATGGTTTAGGTGAAGCTCTTACAGAAATGAAAAAGAAGTTTCCTGTGGCATTCTTAGTTCTTAGTCAGTTAAATAGAAATGTTGAAACTGTTGAAAGAGCAAAAGATGGTACATATGGAAATTATATTTTAGATTCTGATTTATATGGTTCTGATGCTTTATTACAACATGCAGATGTTGTGTTAGGTATTAACCGTCCTTTCAATAGAAGAATTAAATTCTATGGTCCAGAAAAGTATATCATTAATGATCCAGATCTTTTAGTATTTCACATACTAAAATCAAGAAATGGTTTTATGGGTATGAACTTTTATAGACTAGATAGAGATGCTATGAGGATTGTTGAAACTGATCCACCCCCAGTATCTGCACATTAATTTTAAAATATATGTATAATAGAAGAGAAAAAGAAAAAGAGTTGATGGAACATCACTCTAATTATCTAGACAAAGTAAATTCTAGTTATCAATTTACTGCAAAAACTGCTTTTTATAGTAAAGGTAAATTTGGAAGACAAATTCAGTTATTTGAAAATGAACTAAATAAGGGTTCTGATATTTATGTAGAGTTGGTTGATGTTTTAAGAGATCCAAAAGGTGTAGAAACAGATATGGTTCCTATGTTCTGGGAAAGACCGCTATTTAAGTACAGATACAATCCTTATTTTAAAGAGGAGTATGATGTTAAAGTATCTACAAATTCAAGAGGAGAAGAATATTCTGCTTACATAATACCTACCTCAGAATTGGTATGTGTAAACAAAGATTCTGAAGAAATTCCTTATAATCAATATGAGAAAAACAGAACTACTGAACCAGTAGAACAAAAGAAATTATCAGTTTTTCCAGATTTTGAAGAAGAGTTTGTTCCAAAACTTAAAGATGTAGAAAGCTCAGATGATGTGTCTACAATTTTATTGGAAATTGCAAATGGGTTTCAAAAACTTGCAACAGCATTAAAAAACAAATAATATGAATATAGTACTTCCAACTAAAAAAGTAAAAGCTGATAGAGTTAATCCTAAAAGATTAATTATCTATTCTAAGCCTAAAACTGGTAAAACAAGTGCATTTGCTGGTCTTGAGGGTAATTTGATTATTGACTTAGAAAATGGTGCAGACTATGTTGAAGCCATTAAGGTAAAAGCAAATAATCTACAAGAGCTCAAAGAGATTGGTAAAGCAATTAAAGAGGCTAACTATCCATACAAGTATGTTACAATTGATACTGTAACAGCTTTGGAAGATATGGTTATGCCGCTTGCTGTTAATTTATATAAACAAACACCAATGGGTAAAAATTATTCTGGAGACAGCATACTTACATTACCAAATGGTGCGGGTTACTTATATGTTAGGCAAGCATTCTTTCAAGTTTTAGATTTTATTGATACATTAGCACCCCAAATTATTTTATCTGGTCACATTAAAGACAAACAGGTAGATGATAAAGGTGAGATGGTTATGTCTGCAAATATAGATTTGACAGGCAAAATTAAATCTTTAATTTGTGCAAATGCAGATGCTATTGGTTATATGTTTAGAAGAGGAGACCAAACTATTCTAAGCTTTAAAACCAATGAAGAAGTGACTTGTGGTGCAAGACCTGAGCACTTAAGAAATGAAGAGATAGTAATTTCTGAAATGGTGAATGGTGAGTTATTTACTCATTGGGAAAAAGTGTATAAATAATAAATAATAAACAAAATGGGACTAAGTACAAAAGATCTAGTAAATGAAAATAGTGGTGGTGGAATAGCAAAAACTATTGCACCAGGCAATCACAGATTAAAAATTAACAGCATTGTGTTAGAAGATTTCCAATTTATTGTTGGTGCTAAACACTTAATGCTTAATGTTGAAACAGAACCAATTGAAGGGTTTGAAGGCTTTTATATTGATAAAGATGATGAAAGCAAAGGTAGATATGAGGGACAGATTGGTAGAGTTAAAGCTAGTCAATATGCCTATGCTGATGGACAAACTAAGTCTGGAATTAAAATTCAGAGAGATAGATCTTTGATGATGTTCTTGGCCAACTTGTCTAAAGCAACAGGCATAATGAAATGGTTTGAGGAGCAAGATAATAAGTTCAACACCATTGAAGATTTTGTAAAAAACTTTAGTGATAATGCTCCACTTAAAGATAAATATCTAGATTTCTGTGTTGCTGGTAAAGAATATGAGAACAAATCTGGTTATACTGCATATGATTTATGGTTGCCAAAAGCTGAAAATAATAAATATGCATATGGTGAAGAAGGTTCTGATAGAGTTCTTAAGTATGATGAAGTTAAACATCTTAAGAAACTTGAGGTAAAACCAGTAGAGAATTTTGGGGATGATGATGATGATTTTCCAACACCTGGAAAAATATCTTCTGACTTTAATTTAGATTAACAACTCCTATGTAAAGGGGAGTATGTTAGCTCCCCTTTATTTATTAAATTGGGTTGCTATGATTTCTACAAAGAATTTAATATATGATTTAGCTGATGTTCCA